ATTATCTGTTAACAGAAGGAAATGATAGTCAAAACGCGATCTATAAAAATATTCAGAATTATCTGAGTACTTTAAAAGGTCACAATTTGGCAAGATGGAATTCATTAATTAGTGGTCTTCAATCCATTGTAGATCGACTTAATTATTCTGATTTGAATTTTAAGAAGTCTGCATGGAAAGAAAATTCTCTTTCTCAATTTGCAATTAAAGAAGAAGCTGCTGGAAAAGTAAGAGTTTTTGCTCTTATCGATTCCATTAGCCAATCAGTATTGCATCCTTTACATGATTATCTTTTCTCTGTTCTAAAAGTCATTCCTAATGACGGAACATTTGATCAAGATAAAAGTGTAGAGAGGAGTAAAGAGAAAGCTAAACTTTATAACTGTGCTTATAGTTTTGATCTCTCTTCTGCTACAGATAGACTTCCTAGATCCCTAACAGGATCAATTCTGGAAGGAATGCTGAAGTTAGAAGGATTCTCATCTGCATGACAGTCATTAATGGCTGATCGTACATTTAAGTTTTCCGCAAGTGTAGGAAAGAAATATCCTCACTTACTCGAAGATCAAAACAATGAGTACAGATATTCAGTTGGTCAACCTATGGGAGGTCTTTCTTCCTGGGCAGGTTTGGCTATCACTCATCACTGAATCCTTCAGTATTGTTCAACTCAAATTGGTAATATAACCAAATGAGAAGAACGGTATGAAGTATTAGGTGATGATATAGTCATATTCGATGACTCTTTAGCAAAGAAATACTTGGAAGTTATGGAAGGACTTGGAGTTGAGATTAATCTCTCAAAATCCATTGTCTCTCCGAACAACCCGGTATTTGAATTTGCCAAAAGAACCATCGTTTCCGGAGCAAATGTATCTAGTATTTCTTTCCAACAAGTTATGTCTCAATCTTCTATAGGATCTCGTGTAGCTGATTCCGTTACATGAGTCCGTCAAGGTTTGATAAATAACATCCCAGCATTGGGTGCCATACTTTCTAGGTATGGTAGTTCCACAGATTTTAGTAAACTAAAATCGGTTGGGTTGGAAGCGATCTCACTTCTAGGTCTTTTATTTCATAAAGGAATAATAGAGCATAGAATAGTGGTGGAATCTTTAATCAATCCTCAATATAAAGAGGATTTCGATTGGGATAAGGCTGTTTTCAGCCTTCCTTTAAGATCCATACTTAAGTGATCGCTTACTTGTTTGAGAGGAGAATATAATAAAGACATATATCCCTTCTCTCACGAAAGCCTTAGAAAGTCAGTTTATAATGAACTAGAGACAGAATTATCTGCTGTAGTATTACAACTTGCTTTGTATAAGGCTAAACTTCTCAATCGTGATTATGACCTTATTCTTATGAAAGGGTCACAATCATTGATTCGTAAGAAAGATGACAAAACTTTAAATGCATCCATTAATGGATTCTTTGAAGATGTGATCATCAACTTACGTTCTGATATGGACGTCCTTGAATTGCTTGATAGAGTTGAATCTACTCTATACTTGCATGCAAAGATTGGAAATGTAGACCTAGTGAAAGC